CGAGGTAAGTGACGCGTTCCTGGAATATCAGTTTGGCGTGAAGCCAATGATAACTGATATCGGACACGTTATTGAAGGTGTTGCCCAGCTGGGCAACAACAGTTCCAATTATCGCAAATTGAGCGGCACGTTTGTTGTTGACAGGTTGTCGACTGAAACGGTGCATAATCAATTTAATTGGCCCTCCATCTATATTTCACGAAAATCGACTCGAAAGAGCTTGGTGATTGTGAAGATGGGCGGGACATTAGATACAAGGAAGCCTCCAAGCGAAGTTAATCCGGACTACCAAAAGTTTGGGTTAGATTTACATAACCTCGCTCCCACTGTATATAACCTATGGCCGTATACGTGGCTAAACGACTATTTCAACAACCTCTCAGATTTTGTGAATGCAATTGCATTCCGGAGAGGAGTCATATCGAACGGATGGACTGTCACCATTGTGAAAACAGTGGCTCGTCATGTCTATTCAACACAAGATAATGATGGTTGGATAGTTTCCGGGTTCAAAGCTACACCCGGTACAAGTGAAAATTTCTACTTTAACCGATCTCCTTCTAACATAGACGGGTTTATACCGACCTTCGAGGTCAGAACCCCGACGTTAGGTCAAGTTGCGAACATATTTGCTCTTGGCGCGAGTAAGATTTCGGCCGTTCGGATCCGTCATGAGAAACATGACAACCCGCGGTTGAGTCCTACTCAATTGGAGTCTTTCGTCGACTTAGTTCGACATAGGATTATTAGGTAACTAAAATGACCATTACAATAATTGGTTCCATCACTGGTGGCGCCCAAACAGACTTCACTTCACCAACATATACCGCCGTCGCGGACCAAGCCATTGACTTGCGTAGCAAGCAGGCTGTGGTTACTGCGGTTGGCGGCACACAAGTTGGTGTTGTGGCTCATTCCCTTAATGCACCATTTACGATAACTATCCGAAGAGCTAATGTTTTTAAAACTCTCGGAAAAGCGTTTCTGAATGGTGTCACAGGACAATACTCCCGCGTACCTTATAACGATTTTCTGTTATTGGTCCGGAAAGCTGCACAAGTGGCTTCTGGGCAATGGTTCGTGAATGACTACCGACTTACTGCGCATGTCGCTGCTGGATCTGAGACGTTCGATGCCCCCAATGTTAGGGCCGGACTATCTTGTCTAGTAGGAATTGCGTGGGCAAGTTCTGCAGGTATGGGGGACACTCTTAATAACGGTGTCCTCGGTTAGATCATTTAGTATGTAATTTTAATATATACCTCTTGGGGGTTGTATGAATGAGTATAAAAAAGTTGCGAAGATTATCCGTGAGGATGATCCTAGCTTGGGTGTTACTAGACCGCTCTTTGATCGTCTAATTGAGAAAATTGAAAATGAACTCACAACGCAATTTGGAGACGCCGCAACACTCTCGAGTGGTGTGGTACGCTATACTTGTTACAGAACGGGCCGCGAGGCCTATATGTCTGTTGGCAGGTATCATGCTATTACATCACTATTACCCGGACTTATTAAGAAGTTTATTGGTGTTACTTCTAACACCAGTGCACTAACTGAAAGAGAACGGGCGGACGCTGCTGAATTAGAATTTCTAGCCAGCAACGAACGATGTAGAGTGTATAACGAGACTTTTGATCCTTCGACTTTTAATGGCTTCATTGCCGCTGTCTTAGGGGAGGTCTCTGTTATGTTGCATAACGTCTTTTGTGATTCCGTCAATTCGATATCACTATCGAATATAGCGGCTTTTCTGCGTGTCGGTCCTGGTGCGAGCAGTGATGTTCGTGACAGACTTGGCACGTTTTGGAAACTCATGCAAGGAACAATTTCTTTTAGTTCAGTGCTTGTTTACCAAGTGTACCGTGCGTGCACACATGTTTCACCTTTGACACACGTCGCTGAAACTACGCGGCGTGCGATGTATGGGAGACATGATTTTCTCAACTCACTAGCACAATTTCTCTCCGTTCCGAAAACGGGCGAAAAGAACAGGGGCATATGCAAGCAACCATCGGGGAACATGGTTCTCCAACTTAGTACGCATGAAATTTTAGTGCGTTTACTTAAGCGGTGGTTTGATTGCAATTTGGAGAATCAACAGGAGTTGAATAAGAATCTAGCAATGCTAGGTTCTTTAGAATCATTCAACATGACTACACGTACTTGGAACTGGTGCACTCTAGATTTATCAGAGGCATCGAATTTTCCTTCAGTAATCGTGCGGTATCTTTTTCCTGTTGCTGTCGTACAGTGGCTTGCCTTGATACGTTCAACCTACATTCGTGTAGGGAAGCGTACATATGAGAAGCATATGTTGTCGACGATGGGTAATGGATTTACCTTCTCTCTTATGACCTTGTTGCTATCTGCAATAGTCAAAGTTCTGTATTCATTTGCAGACTTACCAGAATACGATACTTTTGCTAATCTTCATTCCTTAGGGAAGAAGGGCGATCGTATTAAAACCTGGGCCGTTTATGGTGATGATATTATTGTGGATAGACGGGTGTACGGTCCTTTAATTAAGGTACTCTCTGCACTCGGTTTTATGGTTAATGATAAAAAGTCTTTCTCTGAGGGTCCATTCCGTGAATCCTGTGGAGGAGATTATTATCATGGCTATGACGTCCGACCTGTGTTTTGTCAATCATTGACGACACAAGCAGACATCTTCTCTTTAATAAATAGACTGAACAATTGGAGTGTAAAACACTCTGTAAATTTGTCTGGGTCCATCGAAATACTGATGGAATCCCTTGGCAAAGATCGGTCTACTTTTATCCCAAATTGGGAAGGTGTGGATGCAGGTTTACATGCCCCATTTTCACTGTATAATAGAGTTGACGTTAAGAAGGTTCCATTTCCCTTGAGAAAGGAGATCGATCCACACGTTGACACGCTTGGGACAAAGAGTCCTAGCATCTACTATACTCGGTACAGACCTACGACGCCGTCAATCATCCTGTATAAGGAGACTGCGCGGGACGTTAAATGGTCGTGTGTTGCTACGAGACGTACGTTTACGTACAGTTTAACTAGTCAACAGTACTTTTATGTGAGTAATACTTTAGGCATACTTGTTTGTATGCTTGAAGGGAGCGTGAAATCGGGACGCGTCGGCACTCGTCTTATGGACGAACCGACGTATATACGAGAGTTTGGTTTAGCCCCCTCGTGGGGTGACCCGACTTTACTAAGCGGTAGTAGTTTTACGCGTACAAGTACGCATGCCGCTATATCTGTATATAAGTACTGGGAAGTACTCGTGTTCAATAATTTCAAAGGGAGGACTTTTGGTCCGTTGATCTTTGATTGTAGCGCACATGTGGATGCCTTTGTAAAGCATTCGCGTGTTGTCGCGCAGTATAAAAGCATTATTGACTCGTATCTAGATTGATATAATATACAGACGTATGGAAACAACCACCTCTGCAGTTCCCGTTAATCCTTTACTAACTGTCAAGCTTAAACTTGCGCACATTTTCCCGTATGCTATGCATATGCGGGCGAACAGTGCGGACGTAATTGTCAGCAGATAGCACCTGTGAAATTCAGTGCGAGGATTAATATTACTGTGGCGACGGG